CTCCCCTAAGGGAGTCGGGTCTGCGACAGACGGGTCTAACTAACTCGTTATCACTGTCGTTCGCAGTTCGGCTCAGCCGGACTTTATCTTAGAGAGGACTGTTCATGCCAATAGCTGCGTTCACCAATCGGGTGGGCTACTACGAGCGATCTGAGTTCGTACAACAACTTGTAAAAGGCCACTACGGTGGCACGGTATTTGACGATGTCATTTACCATACAGTTGGTGTTGAATCCAGTAGCAAGTCAGCTACGGTAAAGAGTGACGGCATACGTTCGACTCCTTATTTTCGTCAGGTCACTAAGGTCCTAGCGGACCGACCTAAGCGTCAGAGGACGATTACGTATTACAATGGGAAGGTCTACACGGATATCGTTGATACGGTACCGATAAGCCTTTCTTTTCCCACTCTTCACCTTTCGCTACCAAACGCTTTTCTCGAAGACTTTGAAAATGCCAAATCTATGGCACGGACAAAGTTAAGATCGAAGCTTGCGGATGACGGTTCCGTTTCAAACGGTGCCGACATAGCGGAAGGACGCGAAACAGTTAGCATGATCGCTAAAACAGTCGTACAAATTTATTCTGCCTTCAAGGCGGGTAAAGCAGGAAATTGGGATGAAGTGCCCAAGATTCTGCAATGTACGAAGGCTGATTTAATCGGTCTCAAATCTCTGGCCGAAAAGTGGCTAGCTTATCAGTATGGTTGGAAGCCCTTAATGGGCTCCATACATGATAACTATAACCTCTTTCAGCGGCAGAAGCAAGAACCTCAACAACTGGATATCCGAACAGGATCGCCGGAAGTTAAGTTCTCTTCGAGACAAGAGCTGAACGGGTATGATACACTCTGGGAATGTACTGGGAGAGCCTTTGGTGGTATTAAAGCCACTATTGACAATCCCTATCTCAGAAGTGTTGACACACTCGGACTCTTAAATCCATTCTCAGTAGCGTGGGAGGTAGTTCCTTTCTCGTTTTTCTTCGATTGGTTCATTCCAATCGGTAGTATGCTGAGTAGCCTGTCAGCGACAGCTGGTCTCTCGTTTAACGATGGGTACCTGTCTTCCAGTCACACTTGCATATTTACTGCTCGTGCTAAGGGAGACTACCTAGATCACGGAGAGTTGAGGATTGCTCACTTCACGTTCCAACGTGAGGTATTCAATTCCTTTCCTTTACCCGAGATCTATGGGAAATCGAACCCATTTTCCACCACTCATACGCTTAACGCGCTAGCGCTTATGCGTACGAACTTCATCTAGTCACCGTAGGGGTCATAGAAACACCCCGAATCAATACGAAAGACATAATATATGCCTAACTTGATCGGTATGGTCCTCAAAGACCGTGCCACGCCGACCCCGATTGACCATACATTCAACCCGTATGGTGTCGAGAATGGCGTCGCGACGTTGGTGGAAAACACGGGCGTCCCCTTGGGGAACCCGCGCCTCACCATGAGTCAGAACCGCAACAACAATACCGGTCGTCATAAGACGATCTGTAAGTTCGCAATTCCTGTCATGGGACAAGTCGTTGTTAATGGGGTAGCCCAGGACACCATCCTCAGGATGGCGTACGCAGATCTCACGTTTAACTGGGACGTCAGCTCTACCGCTCTCGAGCGGAAGCGGCTGATCCAGCACATCGCTGATCTCTGCACTTCTGGGCCGACGAAGGACTCAATCCTCGTCGATCTCGAAGGCTTCTGGTAACATACCGTGGCCTATCGTGACAACTATAACGGGGAGAGAGTGACGATGGTGGTGATTATATCTACCGTTGTTGTTTTCCTTTCCGTTGTACTGTCGTTTACCATTCGGGAACGGCAGCCCTTCATCATTGGAGTACCAGGTGAAAACTCGAC